CAACATCACCATCCCAGAACTCCTGACCTTTCCCGGGTTCCCTTATGCTAAACAGGAGTGATCTCTTTTTTTCCTGCGCGATTTTAAAGTGAATAGCGCTTCTCGTTCTAAGTATGAGGCTATTACTTGCGTTTCCCTGGTTGCGCAGGTTTTTTAAAAAGGTGGTTCGAGCACTCTAAGACGCAAATCAGATATATATTGGAAGAATAACGTATAAACTAGTGATAGGTTAACAATAAAACGGTAAAACTATATTCGGTAAGGTGCGTAAATATAAAACAAACGAGTATGCGGACAAAAGTATCATTCAATCAACAACGTCGCCGTGAGGAGCTTCTTCGTCCCCGAGCATCGGAGTTTCATCGTAATAAAACCACTCTTCGCTGTCTATCTCATCTACCAACATTGCTAGCTCTTGTTGAGACTCCGGCAAGCCAGTTTTCACAATATCATACACCTCGGCCAAAAATCCGACGTTGTAGTGTTCCAGAACTCTCTGCCTGAAGTTCATATCATACTGAGCGGCAGAATAAACCACTTGCCAATTCGTGTAAGCTTCGAAAACCTCAGGGCGGCCAGTGGGAGCATTGTGAACGACGAAAGGCCTAGTATTGCCCAGATCGACAATGCGGCTATCTTGATCCGGGTATAGATGTTCGTCGCGCGTGGGAGTAGGGGGCCTTACAGGCGCCACTTGGATATTCTTGAGCGACTTGAGGATACAGTCTTTGCCGGCGACGAGTGCAGTTTGGATGCTCTCCCAGTCATAAGAAGTCTTTGGCAGAAAGTTACACAGATTGCATAGGGTGCCAGTGACAGCAGCGACAAGGAATTCAATATTCGTAACCGCACCGTATAAGACCGCCGAGTTGAAGGCAACGATGATTGCACTTTCCTTAACTTTTGCATGTTTAAGGATTACCTCGGAGATAGTTTTTAGGGCCATTGAGGCAAATCGGAGGTAATCGACACAGTCATCCGAACCCCAGACCACCGAATCGAGCATCGCGCCCACGCATTCTAAATGCAGTCGCCTATTTGCATTGCGTTCTTTTGGTTTTCCATAGCCGGCGTCGAGAGTATATAGATTTGTATTCTTCTTGAGCGCAGCGATCCTATGGCCGATATTGATCACTGTATCGCTCAGTCGGCTTTCGATAACCCGTTTCCTGGCAGCATTGACGCTAGCCGCCGAGACCATAGCTGTGCCACCGATTACCGGCACGTCTGCGTCCAATTGTACCTTGAGGGCGCGGATCAACTCGGCCTTGTGAATGTCTTCGCTGAAGAACTGACATATGGCTGCCGCGTGAATAGTTTTGTTGTGACGAAAACCAGTAATGTTGAGAGCGCCGAAGCATTCGAACATTAGTTCATTCACCGAGCGTTTGCGCGCGCAGAAAACCATAGAATTGAGCAATATAGAAATGTCTGACTTTTCGCCTACAATTGAGCCGCAGTCGCGCACGTATTCGTAGAGCGAAACTTCGCTAGCGTTGATTTTTCCGAGGAAATGCTGTCCCCAGTTAGCTTCTCTCCGGGCTAGACTCGAATTCACTCGCCTGAGCCATTGTCTGATGAGAGCGCACCCCGTCTCGAATTCTCCGACAGTGTTCATGGCCGACAATATCTCGCGCTCTGAACGGTCATGAGGCAACTCTGGCGTATCGCCCACGTAGTCTGGCGAAGAAACCCACATTCTCTTAGACAATAGAGGCACGTCGAGAGCTGCGATGCCGACATCGTTTGCTGGCTCCGTCTCGGGTGATCCTGCAGCTTCATCTTCCGCGTCGGGCATTCCGAAGAAGGGCCGATACATCAGGAGGTTGATGTGCGCACGCATTACGGATGGTCGGCTGAGTTCCGCTAGTACCGCGCCGAAACCAGGAGAGCGTTGGTCTGCGGATTTCACATTTTCCAAGTCCATGCCGATGCCAGCGAAACTAGGCGAGGAGTCGTGCGTGACCATGCGACCGGCGTTCCAGGCGTAACAATGATATCGGCCTGGTAAAGAAACAATACAATGCAAACTTCGAAGTAAATATTCTTATATAAAAAGTGACTTACCTTGTGTACATTGGCCAGGCATAATAGCACGCATAAGCATCCCGTGTGCGCGTAGGAAACTGATTAGCTCCATTTTGTCGAACATGGTCGCGTTTTCCGATAGATAAGTAGAGAAAGCGCCTATGCTCACGTAACACATAGCGTTGGAATTCGGGAACATGCGTAGAGGGTGATTGCGCGAGCTAATACGTCGGGGCAATCGCTTTGTCGAAGCCGACTCTTTGATAATCGGCGCGGAAATCATACTGTACGCTTCAGTGGCCTCGTTTGACCATTGTTTATAGACTAGCGTACGATAGGCGGTTATGTCCCATTCATGCTTGAAGGCATATTCCATGAGGGCCGCGAGGTAGGCGAGCCGGCGTGAGAAAGTGTCCATACTCTTGTAAACATCGTTATCAACATCGAGGACCCCCACACTCTTGAACCCAGTGTAATTGTTCTTTTCGTAACAGCAGTCGAAGAGAGACACACGATTGCTGCCCGCCACACGTATTTGGAGGAGAGTGTTGAAAGTTACGGTTGCTGATTTTTTGCTGTCGTCGTGCTCGACGCTACGTGTGAATGCGAGGCACTCTTGGGCGACAGGGAAAGTGTGATTGATAAGGTCGGCGTTATTGAACTTGTGATAGTTACTCCTATATTCATGGGTGTAAATTGAAGCTAGAGAAGTCGAAAAGCGCGAAGCGGACCGAGGATCTTCTGATGATCTGACAACCGACGTAAAAGCGACCAAAGCTTTGTGTGATTGATTCCAAACGGTGCGCTTCAAGTCGCGCATAGTGTTGCGCGGTATGAACATAGCGACTGTTTCGTTCTTTTCTACCTTATTAAGCAGTTCTTCACATATCGCGGGCGGAGTACACGATTCGACTTCCGAGACCCACGAAGCATCGAATCTAGAGCTGCGAATCAAACTATCATACGCCGCGTCAGTACCCGCGTCGTCGGCTGAGGACACCAAAGTGGCAAAGGGCTCAGCCAGATTGAGAGACGTTGAAGCTTTTTTAAGTTCCGCGTAAACAATGTTTTTGAGACTGACGGAGGCAGTTGTTTTGACGTGGAACGGATCGGCTAATAGTTCACGGGGTCTGACTGTTTTGAATGGTGTTTTGTGGAGACCCCAAAACAGAGGAGCCCAATTGTGCGGCGGACCGTATTTATATTTCTGGAAAAACAAGTAGTGGAATTCAGCCAGTTGGTCTTGCGGGGCGTCGGTGACGAACGAGCCGAGCGTTGGCCAGCCCCAGCCGCCCATCGCGCGAGGACAAAAAGCGGCAACCGCCATCTCCGCTTTCTTTTCTGATGTAAGTTCCGGCGCATACTTGAATACCACTTTGAGAGAATCCCACACTGCGGCAACGTAGCATGCGATAGGGTCGTAGCCTTTCTCGCTCGTAGCAGAATAGCACCCGAAAATAGTATCGGTCTTGTCGAAGCATGAAGCAAACCGTCGTTTGTGGTCGTGGTCAGCTTTGAGCTGAAAGACAGAGAGGTCGAAGTTAGAAATCTGTTGAAACATGTAAGCAGTAAAAAACGGGGGACTTACGTAGGTTGCAATAGGCAGCGTGACGAGAGAACCGTCGACGTAGAGCTCGTTGAGGTACACGAATTTTATTGAAGACAGGATTGACTTTTGCCACTCGACCGTGAATCCGAGATCAGAACACACTTGGTTGTACAATCGCTTCAACTGCTTGGCGCGCTCCGGTGCTTCGGCCCGTGTACATGACAAAGAAATGACCATCACTTCGTCGTCTATCAATTGCATCATCGTGGCGTATTCTTGGGGCTGCAATAGTCCTTCCTCGTGTGCGCGTACGAGAAACCACACGTTCGCGTGGGAGTGAAGGAGAGTGTCGAGCGTAGCGGGGAAGCCTTGGAAATTACTTTCGGGCGCAGCGAAAGAATCGACGTAGCCGCGTTTGTTGATGCAGACTTCCAACCTGTCCCAGAGTTTAGTAATGTTTGCAGCGGACGGGTAGTCAGTGTATGAAGTTACCAGGCTCAAGTGCGCGTAGAAGAGAGCTCTGCCCAGAGAAGGCGACCACGCGGCGTAGTCGGTAGAAGACGCAAAAGCGGGCAAAGGGTTACGCGCGGTGCACCGCAAAGCCATTTTTTTCATTGATCGCTTGAGGTAGTGTGGAGGACGTCGGATGCTGGGACCGGACAAGAGGGCGCAAACGTATTGCGCGCATTTATCTACTTCGGCCATGAACTCTCTAAAGAGGTCGTTCGCACTGTACGTTTCGCGAGTTTTGCCTGGTGGTTTGGTCGATTCCAATTTGGCAGCAAGCGTGACGACCATATCGCCTAATTCGTCCAAATCGCCATTTTCCAAGATCTCGCGGCATTCTGCAATCGTCTTGCCATTCGAGAAAACTTCGCCGTGCGTGAGAGCGAATAACAGTTCGTTTGATGCGATTGCAGCATCAGTGCGATTAGGGTTGACGGACATTACCTCGAACTTCGAAGCTGGCACGTGCGTCACGTCCTTAGCGGTCAAATACCACCAGTCAGCGGACTTTGTGAATCTGAAGAAAAGAAAGCATTTAACCAGATTGGGTAACAGAAGATTCAAAAAGACGATGCTTTCGACTTACTTGAAGTGGCCAGATATCCTGACCTTGCCGCGCTCTTTCGGAGGCGGTAATTGCAAGCGTCCTCTGAGGCAAGATTTCGCCCAATCGGTTTCGAGCCACTCGCCCTTGTAGGATTTGTCCACCGAAACGTTCGGAGCCTTGCGATGGATGCGCAAGTAGCGGCACAAGTCGTATGACGCCGAACAGTTTATAAACTCGCGGAGCTTTCGTGCGCTTAGTTTTTTAGGCTTGCCCTGGAAGCTCTTAACCCTCTGGAATAGCTCGCGCATATCAGCGCCGGGCGGGGGTAAACAATGATGAATTTTAGCGAAGTCCAAAGATACACGTTCGTCCAAACCGAGGGATTGTATCAAAGTGTACCATGAGACGTCTAAGTCAAGCGTTTTATTGATGTTTTCGTGGAATTGGGGGTCGAGTGTTGCAGCTCCATATGATACGCGGGCTTCCCCTTCGCCAATCAAGTTAATCAACCGCTCCATGCATAGATGCATATGGCGGGGTAATAGTTCTAACTTGTCCGATTCTAATTGATTGATGTTGTCCATTATCCAAGTGTAACATTTCAATGCGGCAACTCGATATGTAACGGCTTCGCGGTCCGTCCTGTCTGACAAGCGATAATCAATCGCAGCCCGCCAGAATTGTCGGAAAGAGGTTGCGCAGATGCGGAGAATATCGAGCGCGGAGACGTCGATGACGTACGCTGTCTTGCCGATGAAAATGATGAATGTGCCACAGAAATTGTATACTCGCCAATCGGGAAATAATTCGTCGAAAGTCCTGATCCGTACGCGATGGCGTTCGGTGACAGTCAGCTGGGGCCATTCGTCGGCGAATTTACGGTAGCTGAAATTGGTAATACAGTATACAGGACTGGTCACTGGCAAGTTACAATCTACAAAAACCCACCTTTTGCTGTTCACCCTGACCGATTGTGCTGCGAATTGGCTGTACAAAACGTGATTGGTGAGATTGCGAGCCCACAGCTGTTCGATGCCTTCAGACATTGTTGTCCAAGCCGCCAACTCGCGTGAGCGAGAAGCGAACACAAATGTCTTGCGCGCGTGTTGAACCATCGCCTCTGGGTTCTCCTTAAAGCCGACGGCCGAATTGTAGACGATCTCTTCAACGAGGCTACGGCATAGGAAGTCTTCGTCACGGACGTCCGGCGTGACATGGTACTGGAAATAGTTAAAAGTTAGTACTTAACAGCTCGTAGAAAACAAGCTAAGGAAACTTACCATCTCCGAGTGCATAGCGGCTAAAAGTTTGTAGACGGCTGGCATATCGCTGTATACCTCTGTCGGCTGGTAGTGGTCGAGCAATGCGATGACCGCATCGGCCATCTTCTCGTTCTTTTCCATGAGTGCGTTGGGGTTCGTACTAATATTCGTGTAGACGGATTTGATCCGGATCATTTCGTAGTCACTTGGCGGCACGTCCATGTCGTCAATGTCGGCCACCCACTCGGACAACGCTTGTAGAGCAATCAAACGACCTTCAGTCTCCGCTTGAAACGAGTAAATGCGTTGTTCTTTGAGCAAGGCTGCGAGACGGGCATACTGTGTCTGGGATTGAGCGGCTGCTGCGAAGGCGAACAACCGATTCATTGACTGGTGCGTTGTGCGAGGCTTGTCGAACACACGTGCCATGGTTTTATTAATCGATTAAGAATGAATTTCTAGAAAACAAAAGTAGAATAAAAACGCACTTATAATATACAATTAAATCAAAAATAAGAGTGCTGGGAGGGGATGAGTGCGAGGGCGGACTACAGGGAAACAGTACCTAACAACGCGAGCGCGCGCAGGAAAAAATAAAAATTCATTTATATATATAGAGTACTTATGGTTAATGATTATATTCAGAGCACATTGTAAACACGAAACCCTTAGAGGTTCTGGGTTGGTGTTTT